TCATTTTACTTGCCATTTATCGCAAGTTTCTTCTGATAAAACGAGAGTAGGTGTAGAAACTCTACACCAGCCCTCGGATAACTTGCTAGTTATATTATGCAATGGTTCATAGAATTTACACTCACCACAGGGGTTTGGAGGTAAAGGTTTTGCTCTACGTTTCTTACCTTTCTTAGTCATCAACTTCTGGATCGTAGTTATCGGTTTTTTCATTATATCCGTAGTAACCGACTGAGTTAGGATTAGAACTATCCAGCATAGCTTCTGTAATAATTCCATCTACCCAATTCTCTCCTACATCTTCCGCATAACTCTCTGAATGGTCATACACTCGTCTGGTCTCCAGTAGTTCATCATTTTTAAGTAAATCTACTTCCCAACCTTTAGTTGTGTGATAGACCAAAGCTTTTCTTTCTTCTCTCCAGTATTCGTGGTGTAATTCTCTACTTTGGTAATTCATTAATTCTTCCTTAGTGCATTTGCACTCATATCTTGCTTTGCCACACAAGGGGCAATCTATCATTAGATACATTATTTTAATCTCCTAACCATCTCAATTATTCTATCTGCATCGGGGTCTTTTAACCAACCATAGATGCCTTCATCCATTTTTTCATAATCTTCTAAGATATATTCCATTTGGTCAGCAGGAGGGTCTACAAAAAGACCTTCATACATTATTCCTATTTCCCATTGTTTATTTTCATAACCATAGGAGCCAGGAAATCTAACTAAAGATATTTCCCATCCGTTATCAAATAACCAATGTTTTCTTTCTCCTCCGTTCCACTCTTCGGACTTCGGCCACTTTGCCATTAATCAGCCCTCGCTACAACTTGAGGAATAATTTCCCCTGCTCGTATAACTTCTACTTTACATCCAATTTCTAAGTCAAGACTTTCAATTATGGAAATATTGTGAAGAGTTGCTCGTGAAACTGTTGCTTCTCCAACAATGCACGGTTCTAAAATTGCAACTGGAGATACGCACCCTGATTTTCCTACTTGCCAAACAACATCCAGTAGAGTAGTTACTACACCTTGAGGTCGTTGTTTCTTCGCAAAAGCAGCACGAGGATGTTTGGAAGTGTAGCCAAAAGAATCAAATGTTTCATTGTCTACAACTCGCCAAACATCGCCGTCTTGGGGGAACATAGAATAATCACTATCTATTGCTGTTTCAAAACCCCAATCAGATAAGCACTGCAAGTCAGTGATATAATTATCTGTTGGGTAAGGTTGAACACCATATGCGATAAAAGTTAGATCTCTTGTCTTAAATTCTTCTATGTCTTTTAAGTTAAGTGCGCCTGCTGCATAGTTTCTAGCATTTTCAATGGTAGTTGGTGCAACAAGCTCTCCAGTAATTTGCATAATCTTTGTATTCTCTGCTTCCTCTACCCATATTTCATTTGGCACTATATATCTCATTTTATCAGTAATATCTATGCCCTTCTTGCCATCACCTCTGGTAAGAGCAAGATGAAGTCTACCACGAATATACTGTAAACTTACAGCAGCACCGTCTAGTTTTGGAGTAACCACAACAGCGGCTCCATCATAATATGGTGCTTTATCTCCTGCATAAACTTTTTGTAATGAATACATTGGGAAGGCGTGAGACCAACGAGATTGGTCAGTAGGAATATCGTAGCCGACAGTATCGTTAGCTAGACTCAGTTGTGACTCTAGTCTATCGTATACTTCGTCAGACATGATTGGGCTACCATTATAGTAAGCAACCCTTGCCTGTTTGATTAATGCCTCTAAATTTTTCATAAGTATATTATATACAATTTAGAAGTATTTGTCAAGAAATATTTTTAGGCTAGGTATATTTGATCTAGTAATTCTTTGAATTCTTCTTCTAAAATATTTTTACTTTCTGCAAGAGATAGTATTTCTACTAGACCTTGAAAAAGATTTCTACTATTATCAAAGTCTATAGGCATAGAAATGCCTTCTTTAGAAGGTAACCATTCTTCTGAAAAATCTAAATAATACTTGCGAAGAGATAAGTATTCTACTCCTCTGAAAGTATTTATCACTAAACGAACTTGTTCAGTTTCAGTTTCTTGAATTACTTTTTCGTAAATTGAGGGAGCGTTAAGGTCTATCATTCTTAATCACTCGGTTGAGAGGAACAATACTGGTAACATTACTAGGGGCAAGTAGTCTATAAGAATCCGTGTCCCAACAAAATAATAATACTGTTCCAGAGCTTTCTTTTGCTCTATTTCTTTTTTCTTGAATGTATTGCGTAGAAAAGTCTCTAGTGCATACATTATACTTTAATTTTCGTGAGTTTTGACTTCTATAGGTGACTACTGCGTCCCCTGCCTCATCTATTCGTCTTTTGAACTCATCTTTTTGCATATTTCCTCCAAATTTAATCTAAACAAAAACTCTTTTGTATTGTTAAATTGCAAGGTCTCTTTTACAAGATGCAAAAAACCAAGGCAGTCAGCAACTGCCTTGGTAAATTATTTATGATTTAGTTATTTAGGTTTTCTACTATACCAGCGAAGTAAACTGCTGCCTTACCTGTAAGTTTGGCAATGATTGCGTCGTCAACTTCTTGACCAGCATCACTTAATACTGAGGTAAGTTTAGCTTGAGCATCTGCTACAGAAACTCTGCCACCGCCTGTTGAACCTCCTCCAGAGGATCTTGCGGCTGGAGTTTTTCTCACATATACACCAGCTTTTGTAAGTATCATACGAACCCCGTTTGGTGATTCGCCAAGTTCGTCTGCGATATCCTTGACTATCTCCATTGATGTCTCAGGGGTGGGTTCAGCATCCTGATACATTTCAACTGCTTGTTGTTTGCTTTCATCTGTCCAAGCCATTCTTTTTCTCCTAAAAGTGAATTTTTGTTTGTAATCGTCAAGAGTAAAGGTATTACGATAGCCAGGTGCCCACCCAGTGGTTGTTAGCATCTGATTGTAATATCTGTCACTCAATAACTTATTTCCTTAATATAAATATATTATATAAAAAGTGAAACCAAATGTCAAGAACTATTTTTCGGTAACTAAAAGGATTTCCTACTTAGAAAAATACTTGATAATCATGCCAATCTTTTCTTCTGCATTGGCAATTTTTTCTACTTGTGTTTCAATGGCTTCAACAATGTCTGGGTGTTCTCCAATCCCTGCTGCCATTCTCTCGTACACTCTGATATTTGCGATTGCTACTGCAACTTCTCCTTCAAGTTTTTTAATTAACGCTTCTAATAAGTGATTCATTTTATCTTTCCTCAGGTAAATCGGGCATACTATCCCCGTATATTTCTCTGCATTGTTCTTCAAAATCGCTGTCCCACCAAAGTTCTTTGCGTTTTGTTTCCCAATCTTCTATTGCTTTTTTGATTGCATCTTCTGCTAGAACTGAACAATGAATTTTTATTGCAGGTAACTCTAATGCTTTTGCAATATCTTCATCTTTGATAAGTTTTGCTTCTTCTATTGTAATTCCTTGTAGCATATCTACAAACATAGAAGAAGAAGCAATTGCACTTCCACAACCATAGGTTTTAAACTTTACTCCCAATATTCTATTAGAATCAGGGTCTATTCTTAGTTGGAGTTTCATAACATCTCCACAAGCGGGCGCACCCGTCATTCCTGTTGCTACAGTAGGATCTTTTGGATCAAACTTACCAACTGAGAATTGTTCAGGACTATTTAGAACTCCTTCAAATCGTTCTATTACTTCTTTACTATATGCCATTATCTTTTTAATGCCTCGTCACAAAAAGCAAGAACAAATCTTTCTTGCCATTTGTCAATTAGTGTAGGAAGAATAAGGGCAGGAAAAGCTAAAGTAAATAAAACTGTAGCAACAATCCACCCTGTAATCTCCAATCTAACTAATATACTTTCTTTGTGAAATTTTTTAAGGAAATTTACACTTGGATAGTATAATCTATAAAGTGAAAATAATACTCCCGCTATGTAAAATGCCAAAAAATATTCCATTATAAATACTCCTCCAAATGCCTTAAACTTCCTAAGTCATAAGCAAGAGATCCGCTGTAGTGTCCAGCGTTATTAATTGTTCCAAAATAAGGTGATTCACACTCAGCCATTTCTGTAACCCAGAGAGTATAGTATTTTGATCCATACTTTTCTTCATAGTTCATTCGTGTATCTTCTCGTAGAATTGTAGCAATACAATTTTTTCGTACTGCCCAAACTCTTTCTCCTTCTTGGAAGTTTTCTGATACACACTGCTCTGGTAGCATTGCATTTCTAATCCCTTCATAGTCTGTATTAGCTAACTTTTGTGGTATTCCTAATCTTTCTATCACTGCTTTAATAAATGCAGGGGATCTATAAAGTGCTTTTGCTATGTCTGAAATGTTTGCACCCTCTAAATAATAAGTCACGATGCTCTTCTTTTCGGCTTCTGTAACTCCTTTTCCTTTGTTCTGTGCTTTTCTTAATTCACGGTATCTGATTGTTTCATTATGCTCAGCAATAATATTGTTGAGCCTTGTAGTGTTGTATGTGATATTAAGAATACTACATGCTTCTTTCTTTGTTATAGGTTTTTCACTTTCTAACAAATCAATTACATGCTGTATATTACTTTCTGTTAGTTTTTCATGTTTTTTTATTCGTGCTGCCAATCTCGTTTCCTAATAAAATTATTGCGTAATGAATGATCTTTAGTAGATCTTCTTGATTTTTTCCATACTTCTTCCCGTACCTTTGGGCATATTTAATTATATTGCCTAAACAAAATCCTTCTCCATGCCCTGCATCAAATATGAACTCTGTTGATTGTATCTTGTTCATACTGTAGTGAAGTTCATAACTGTTATTTATATGCTCTTCCACCATTTTTTGTACAAGAGGTTCCTCAAATTTATACTTTATCACTTAGCTGTTATCCTTTTTTCATAATCAGCATAATCCTCATTCCACCAATCAGGTTTATCACGGTGTGACCATGCTGCAAAAGTTGCTTTATCAAGATGGTAATAATCACGATAAGATTGTATTGGATTATCATAGTTTTTCAACTCGTCAGGCATAGCAAGACCGAAAGTTGTAAACCCAACTCTCGGAAGATTAACAGGATCTGGTAGTTTGTTTACTACTTCCATAACTGATTTGTGTAGCTTTCCATAACGATAATGGTATTCATCGTTCAGCGCATTAGCATAGCAATGAACCCATTCATGATTATCCAATGACTCTCTTGCCCAGATTGTGCAAGGGTGATTATACATCATCGGAAGGTAGGGGATGGGTCGTTCCTCGGGACTTAAGTGCTTGATCTCAGCTTTCGCTTTATTCAACACTTCGCGTTCTTCCGCTTCAAGGGCGCGAGGAACGAAACCCAGTAATTTATCAATCCAAATAGTAGTGCATAGTATCTGTGCAGCTTCAAGAGGCATCTTAACAATATGCTTGTCAACATGATACTCTGCTGCTTTGTCTAAGTCTTCGTCAAGATAAAATAAATTCATCTATCTTTCCCAGCACTTATAGCCTTTGCACTCATTTTTAGTAAAACCAAAAGGTTTACAGTAAGGGCAAGGCTTATCTGATTGTTTGATTTTTTTAATATCCTTGAATTTTTTCATAACTTATATTATACAAAATATAAAAGGAAAAGTCAAGAACTATTTTTTGTCTCCATTAAAAGAGGATGATGATTTACTGGTTCCAGCATAAAGCCCAAACCAAGCGGCACCAGCACCCACAATTATACTAATAAGTCCTGACTGCTCAAGGGTAGGTTCTGGTAAGTCCATAAACCACATAGTCGCATAATAAAGTAAGAAGATGTAAACGCTTAGAAAAGCACGGGGAAAAATCCTCCAGCTGTCTACAGCGGCAGCCATGTGTATCCACTTTTGCCACGGATTTACTTTGTCTTCATTTTCTAACATAAAGATTTTTTGTTTCAGGTCATTGTTCTCCTGAATCATCTCCATGAATTTACTTAGATCAATTTCTACTTCATTACGATCCATGTCCCCACTAAAATGTCCACTAGGCATGTTCATAATTTATCCTCAGCTGTTTACAGCTTTATCTTTAGCTTTACCTACATTAAAAGCAAACCAGTCTAAAAGTTTATATAACTTTCCGACAAATTTATCGTCTGCAGGGGTAGGTGTAAGTGCTGCAACGATTGAAGCAAACATTACCAACCAAGGTATTACTTGAATCCAACCGATTACCCATTGAAAGAATCCTAACATTCTTCTCTCCTATGCTCTTGCGAGCCTTGCCTTTTAGGCTATTTCATACTTAATGATAGTATTTAATCTTAGATCTTCCCACCTTTTATCGTGAATTCTATAAACTAAAATACTATCAGAATCCGACTGATTTATTCTATTAGTAAAATAAGTCGGATTAAGCGTACATCGTGCTATTCTTTCTTCTCCAGATATTAAACTGGTAAAGTAAATATCCACAACGTTTCGTTCTAAAACTGATTTAAGTTCTGAAAATGTATAACTCATTTATTTTGTTCTAAAGCTTCTATTCTATCTACTAAGGGTTGGTATCCGTCAAAGCCTTCTATTCCACACTTAGGGTGTGCCATACTTTCTAGCTTTATTACTCTTTCTTCCAACTCCTCTAACCAATCTTCATTTTCTTCAAAACGACCTTGTACAGCAGGGTTTCTATCAAAGAACTTTGATCCCTTCATCATTACACGATAGTTTTGAAAAAAGTGCCACCAATCAGCTATTGTTTTCCACATAAAATATTATGTCTCCAACACTGTGTAGCCCTTCTGTATCTTCATCAGGAATTTCTATTTCGCACTCTTCTTCTACTTGCATTATAACTTCTACTATGTCTAAGCTATCTGCACCTAAATCATCTATTAGATGTGTAGTAGGAGTAATTGCATCTGTATTAAAATGATCTTTTAATATTTTATGTATTTTTTCACTGTTTGACATATTCTATATCCTCTGTGGTTACTGTTCTATAGTAAACTACTATAGATTTTAATTCTGTTATGTATCTTTTAAGTTCTTGCATATTGTACGCCATTAGTTCATAGTCAGGCACACTCATAGCAAAGAATACTAAATCTCCTGAGTTTGGGTTTTCTTTTTTAACTCTTTCTAAAAACTCTTCTAAATTTTCATCTGATACAACATACCAATAAGGTTCTTTAAGATCTATTTCTCTTGGTAATACTGGCTGTGATATTTGCCTTTGTATCGGCTTTGCACTAACCTCTAATGTTCTTGTTGGGAACAGGGTGCACTGCGAGACCATCGTCAAGGTCGTCAATATCAACAGTGATCTTTTCAATTCCATCAAATACCTCCTTGGTAGCTTTGTTTGCTCTTGTTTCAATTAGCCCAGGCTTTGCTGTTGCTAATTTTGTTAAATTATGTCTTTTGAATATGTCAAGATATCTATTCATTTCTTTTTGAGCTTCTTGACTTTGTTTGGTTAAGACATTCATTTGTTCTGTTTGTAATGCAAAATCATTCTGTAAAGTTCCAATGGTTTCTTCTTGCATTTGAACTGCACTTTCTAATTTTACATTATTTTCTTTTAGTGTAGTGTTCTCATTCCATAACCAAAAACAAGCACCACCTAATATTACAATAATGCCCATCCAAAATTGTGTCATTATAATTCCTCTATCTTTATATTAAGTCCTTCTGCACCATGAATTTCTACTATTTCTTTTTGTTCAGTTCTGAACTTTATAGAATTTT